ACGATCGCAGATTTTTCGTTAAACATGCCGACTCCTCGCACTATCGCAACTTTCATCAATCCAGATGATTACGAACACGAAAGGACGATGGATCAATTGATAGAATGGTGCGACAAGGAAGATACGATCGTCAATTTAAATCTTGAAAATTTCAAAAATAGCCAATCGTATGCAAAAAATTGCGAAGAAAAGGGGATTCATTACATCACCGCTGGATTATCTGATAAACTTCTCATGGTAGATGGTTCGGAAGAGGTCGTAAACGCACATGAAATCTTTTTTAGAACCTTCTCGAAGACACTCTTGCATTTAGATGGCGAGCCAGGTACCGCACATCTTGTAAAATCTGTGCATGAGGCAGCTGAGTGTAGTCTGTATCAAGTCTACGCCGATGTGTATGCATATTTCAATCAAGATCCAGCCATTATACAAATGTTAAATCAGGGTCTGAAGACGGACATAAATGGACCTATTTTGAAACACGCAATAAAGCGTATGTACGAAGCACCTAAATATGAAGATATCGCACATGAAAACATGAGATCTACGTGGTGCTCTGTTCAGGCTCTCAGGACTGGCGTGTGCGTACCAATTTTACAATCAACTGCGAATGCGCGCTCTATGAGTAGAGATTTGAAACTTGCAGATACAAAACAGGTGTTTAATAAATACACCGATGACTTGGTTGCACTTCAAACCATTCGCTTCATGTACGCTATGATCTACCTCGAATCCACGCGGGCGTGTCCGGCAATCAAAAGTTGTATTCAATCGAGCACACTTGAATGCGATATGCTCAAAAATGCAAACCCATACGAGGTTATTGAAAATACGGTTACATACGCAAAGACCTTTTCTATTCACTGTATGCACGCAGGTATACCATGCCCAGCGGTACAGGCGGCCCTTTGTGAATACTATTTCTGGGCACAGACCAAGACATCTATGAACTTTATTGCATCGCTCCGTGTATAATTTTATTTACATATTTTAGAAGTATGATTATTGTAATAATTTTAATCGCTACGCTTATCATATTGAAAACCATACTTTACAAGCCAGGTGTTGATTATAAGTGTTACATGCTCACAACTGATAAACATGGTTCGAGAGCACGTAACTTTTTGAACACATATGACCATACCATACCACTCGAAATAGTAGAAGGGTCGGACACACGTACACCCGAATCCGCTAGAACATACAAGCAAAATGTTGACCCTAAATATTATAGACAGGCACTTAAACTGTACCACGACAAAACGGCTATTAGACCTAACATAACATACTTTAACTTGGGAGCGATAGGATGTTATGCGGGACACATGAAAATATACGATAAGTGCTTCAATTCAACATACAAATACGCGCTCGTGTTTGAAGATAATGTAGTCATAACAAACCGTAAGTTTTTTGATGAAGTACAAAGCGCGATCGACGAGTTGGGCGATGATTTTGAATTGTGTTTCTTTCATTGTTTGTCTAGATATCCCGCTTCGGATACAAGTAAAACTGGACTAGAATTAGTCAAATGGATATCGAGCACAAAGTGTTATCTCATTAATGTAGAAAACATGAAGAATTATATTCACCATTTTGAAATCATGGATAACCACATAGACATGAAACACGAAGACATCATATTTCATGGTGCTCGCGTGTACTACAAAGATCTCAGACACTGTATGCTCATAGACAGATCCCATAAGAGTCTCATAGGTCACAGTGATTGGGAAAATAAAGAGTTCTTTTCAAAGAAATACCCAGACGCAACAACCGACATTCTAGAAAAGGGCTATTAATTTTTTTATCACGTGATTTTAAGATGGTAAAGGCTGTATTAATAAATGAAAAACGAAACGGTGTACACGAAATAAACGTAGACCTATCGCCCGAGAAAAATGAAATTTGTAAAATACTCAGGGGTAAAGCAACTTTTCTCGGACAATGGGAGGATGAACTTGTAGTCATATTAAAGTGTAAAGAAAGTGTATTTAAATTAAAAAGAAATGAAAATGTATTACCTAGACCATTTTCTAACATGGACGTGGATGGACGTATACTCTTAATACGCATGGACGAGGAATCTGAACCACGTGATTTTACAAAACAGGAATACGAAGACATGTGTAAAAATTCACCGCATGTTACTCGCTCCGTTACTTCCAAGGTATGTCCTGCGGTCTAAACCGACACGCAGTCTTTAAAAACTCCGTGAACAGTTCAAAATCCTTTTTGGGATCCTCGAGCTCATCGAGTGAGTCGAGTATTTTACCTACATACTGATTGTATTTTTTGTGTCCACCTCTATGTGTGAGTCTGTTCTCACGCATTCCAGGTGTGATGTATCTCGGCATCATGATTATATTCTTTCCGTCATTTACATCATACCTTAAATACTTAATCACAGGGTGTTTTCTGAATTGCCTGGGAATCACGTGGTGGTCTTCAACGTTCTTAACACCCCACCTGAGTTTGAAATTACGACGTAAAACAGACCCATATCTCATACTATTCTCTTGGATAACTTCTTCGCCGAGACGCATGAGTGAGTCCTCAAGTTCATCAACCTCATACCAGGCTTCGTAACACTCTCTACATCTTTTGTTTTCTTCGCATATCTCTTCTGCTTCACGGATCGCTTCCCTAAACCTAAAACGTAAACGATCATTACCATGTCGTTCAGAACTCATGCTTATAGATGGCTTTTTATAGATAGTTTCAAGTATAGTAGTACGAATCTTAATACGCCTGTACTTGTAAATATCATTAGGTTGATAGGATGCGCGTAACATTTAGGCTATTATGTATGGGTATTTTTTACGTTCTTCTTTTGTGCGCAAGAGTTGCACCAGACCGAGGAAAGTTATGAGCACGAGAACGGCGTCTTCGAAATCACGGGTTGCAGAAAATGAAATCACAAGAAGAGACAAAAGCTTGAACCACACACTCGATGTCACGGTCTTCGTTCTTTCTGGAACTTCACTGATTGGAGCGATACCAAACATGGCGTGAAGGAGAATGATGATACCATACAAAGTGTTATGGTTAAGGGTGTTGTCTATCATGGGGTAAAAATCGGTGGATGCAACCTTGACACCACCATACACAGATGCAGCGACGAGAGGTACGAGAATGGTCGTGTTCTGAAGGAATGCCATTTATATTTATATACGGAGAACATTTTTTACATATGGGACACATATGTAAAAAATGCTCTTAATGGGGATCGAACCCATGACTTTGGCGTGCCTCTGTAAGATTAAACTTACACAAATATACTCATGTATAAGCACCACACTCTAACCAACTGAGTTATAAGAGCTCCTTTTCTTATATATTACACGTTTCTACTCTTTAAGTTAATTGTATCTAGACACAATATCCATATAAGAGTCTTCATCCATAAATGTTTTAAGAATATCTATGATAGCTTCATTTCTTCTACACACCGCACCTACCATAGCTGGGTACGCCATCACACTCATGTAATCGTGAAAGTAATCACCGAGTGCAGTTTGACACGTATTAATAAACATCATGAACATATCAAGAGCAATTTTCTTGTCTTCGTGACTGGTAATCCAGTAAATGCTAAATTTTTCATCGTTTCCAGGATCTTCGTACACGTGATTCGCGTGTTCAAGGATTTGATGCTCGAGATTTCGAAGCCTGTCGAGGTCACCGTTGATGATAGCGCATTGGAGTTCCATTTTGAATTAATTAAAGATATATCTATCTTTGACTTAGGATTATTTTTGTAACTTATTTTAAGATGCGTCTATGGTTTGTAGCGAGACGATTTTTTCATAAAGCGCGAATGCACATCGTATACAATTTTATACACGAAGGTATGTTAAAAACTATATCTAACATAAGAAAGGAATGTGTTAAATTAGGGGAGTCAAGAAAAGGTCCCTCGTAACAACTCTATAGGTATCACACCCGTTCATCCTTTGTCAAGTCCACCGATTTTTTTGCGCGGTGCATCCAGCGCATAATCGCATCTTTTACACGGGAATCTGAACCTTGCGACGACAGTTCTCCTATCACACTTAAACCATTACACACATCCGGTTTGTTTTCTTTATCTGGAAACTCCATATTAAAAGCATATATCGCCTTATAAGGTATGTCGGGTGCTTCATCGAGTAACCGATCATATTCTTGACGCTGTTTAGTCACGAATTCTACAGCATCTGTACTTCTATGTTCTACATCCAATGAGAGTTCCATATCTATATTTCTATAAAACTTTGAGTATTGAATACACATAGAAGAATGTGCCTCCATCATAGAAGAACTATTACTAAATTTAGATATAGAAGTGAGTATACCCGCAAACACGTTTAACACAGCAAATGTATACTGAAAAATAAGAATATTTCTTTTCATCTCCGGCGAAATATTATCATCACTCGGATTTAACACGGCAAAACCACCAACGCCGGTGATACTCGATATGATAATACACGGATATGTGAGCATATCAGTCATCCATTTATAGTGTAATCGGGCGTGATTGTGTAACCATCTGTACCCCGCAGCCTTTTCGGCCCACCGACGGAGAAGATTTTCTTCCTTCTCACACCAATGGTGGGTGTTCATTATTTAACTCAGAGAAAATATGCGCCTGACGTCTCGCGAGACGATCGACCTCATTATTCTTTTCGTTGGTCGAGTGTGCTCTCACCCACTCGATGGTCACTGTATTCATGTGTTTTACCAATTCAAAAATACGCACCCACAAGGTTTTGTTCGCGACATCTGTACCTGTACTCGTTTTCCACCCATTTGCCATCCATTTTTTTGACCATTCGGTGACACCGAGCTTTACATACTTACTATCTGTGTATAATATGACGTCATTTTCACCAATTTCCAAACATTTTTCGAGTGCCTTAATCACTGCCGTCATTTCCATGATATTGTTTGTAGTCGTGTCAAACCCTCCCTCGACTACAAATTCTGGATCATAACACTTGGCTGCCCATCCACCCGGACCTGGATTGTGTAGACAACTCCCATCTGTATACACCTCTATCATCTCTTATGATTTATTGGATTTTAAACTTTAACTGAAATTTTTCTTTGAAAAAAAAAATAATTTTTTAAAAACTTTCTTTTGAAAGAAAAAAGTGTCAGAAAAAAAAATATTTTTTTAAAAAGTTTTAGCCGTAATATGTGCGGCCTGTTCTATTAAAAACACCACCGTATCCACTGTTTGAAGATATGGTCCTTGAGTTGAGTATTGGTAATTTAGATCTGTTATTGAAAACACCCCTGTTACTGTTATTGAATTTTTCTTTCTTGAAGAGGTAGTAAACTATTATCAAGCACGCTATACCTGTAATAATGCTAAGCCATATAACACCCATGTTTGTTCCTTTCTTAATACCCGCTTCACCAACAACAAGTTTTTCGTCATCGATTGGTTCGACTGGGAGTTCGATTTGATTTTCTTCTTCCGCCATTTATACTATACAACGATAAAATTTAAAAATGATGATAACATTTTTAAATTTTGTGTTTAAATTTTACAATACTTAAGCAAAAATAAGCTTAGTTGGAGAAGGCCAAACCGCCCATTCCGCTTTGGATGCGGAGAACGTTGTAGTTGGTCGCGAACATGCGAAGAGTGGTCTTAGCCGTGTTAGCGCGCGCCTTGATAGCGACTTGGGCATTGTCAATACGAGAGAAGTTGCAGGTGCCAGTTGGTTGGTGTTCTTCTGGCTTGAGCGCGAAAGAGTACGCGTAGACACCTGGCGATGGGGAACCGGAGTGG